TTCCATCAAATATAGGTCATTTTCTGCCTCCTCGATAGATTGGTATTGTTTGCTTGTTTCTGTTTCTTTATTGTAAAGCTCAAGATCTTCAAATAAAATCTCTTTACCTAGATCAATACTTGAAACATGTTTAAAAATATCTTTTAGTTTAGTTAGTTTTTGTGCCACTTTCTTTCATCCTTTCCGTTGTTGCATTTTCAAAATATACAACCTCTATATCTTTATAATCGTATTCCACTTTTCCGCCATATACTACAATTCTTTTTGGAGTCAACCTTTTTATCATCTCAGTAACTCCATTTTTCCATACCTCAAACTGCTCTTTGTTTTGCTTTACGCCTATTGTACTGATTGCTAGCGTTGAGTTTTTAGGCAAGCCGTCAAAACAAAAATCAAAGCTTTCCTCACTAGCCCACGATACAGTAGGGATAACTGTAAGGCCGTAATCTTGCATAATCTGACCTATCAGCCTTGACCTGTAAATGTTCCATACTTGCATAGCGATAGGCATATCAAGATATAAGCTAAAATCCGGAGCTAAGGCGCTATCAAATTCTAGCAGCTTTTCAATGTAAAAGTCTGGTCTTTGCCATATTCTTTCAAATTGATAATCATCTAGGAAAAAATGCACGCATGAGCTGTAATCTGGTTTATTTAAAACATAATTAAAGCCTTGAAAATCTTTAGGAATATGATCCACGCCCTCGATTTTAGGCATGTTATAAAAACCCTCAACCCTTGTATCGTCATAATTAAAAAGGTTGTATTGGTTTATTGTGGTATCTCTATGAAAATCCTCAGCATCTTCCTCCTCGTTTTCAGTTTCCTCTTGCTGCTCCTCCTCGTTACCAAAGTTGAACCCTGTAACTGATAACTCAAAACCAAACTGAGCCATATCTATTGTTTCAAATTGAGAAAGCTCAATATTTAATAATTCTGAGTCCCACGTTGAATACTCAGCAACTCGATTATCTGCTAGTCTATAAGCTTTTATCTGCTCATCTGTGAGGTTTACAGCGTGAGCGATAGGTATTGTGTCTATACCTAAAGAAAGAGCAGCCTTTAGCCTAGTATGTCCTGTAATAATGATGTTATTATCATCTACTAAGATAGGTTGCTGAAAACCAAAAGCTTTTATGGATGCAGCAACTTTCTCTGTTGCCTCTCCGTCATTATGCCTAGCGTTTTTGTGATATGGTTTAATGGATTTTATATCTACATATTCAATCTGTAACATCTCCATATCTCTCCTTTCGAAAAAGCTTATATATCTTGATTATAGATACATAAGCTTTGGATTTTTTACGGTTATTTATCTAAGATGGCGTTTTCTAGTAATTCTGTGTAAGTCGCACGAAAATAATCGTTAAACCACGCATTAAGTAATACATAGGCTTGAGTCGGACTATAAAATAGTATTTTTTGACAAGCTCCAATGACATTCATGTTTTCGTAAACATAAACCTCTTTTATTGCCCGCAAATATTTAGGATCAGACTTATCTATAAAATCTTCAGTTGATTTTTTTAAGTTGCTTAAAAACTTAGCTTCAAGCCTATCAGTTTTGATATGAGAAACTATAATCTTTTGCTCCAAAATGGTTCTCTTTGGATTTTTCTTATCCCTCAAAAAATACCACTTTAGCCAATTGATTTCCCTGCGATGGATAACTGACAAGCGCTCTATTTTTTTCTTCGTCATCTTCCTTCTTTATCCATCTCCTCAATCAGCCAGTCAAGATTCTTTCTAGCTTTCTTCAGGTCTTCAAGACCATTTTTCTTTTGAAACCGTAACATATACTTGATTGCGTTGCCCCAAAAGAAAGCAGACGCTCCGGAAAGGCTCCCAACGAAGTTATGCACAACATCGATAGCCTCAAGACCGTTTGCACCTTGGTAGTGGCTTGGTTTGTTTATATTGTCAATTATTTCTGGGTTCATTATTTATCCTCCTCCTTATTTTCTAAAACGGCATCCTGTATATAGGATTTTAAAATATCTCACTCGTTGACCTCCAAAAACTCTAGATTTTCGTAGATGTTGCCAAGCACTTCAGATTCATCAATTTCAGACCACAAACGCACTGCGACACTGCCAGTATCAATAACCCAAGACCCTTCAAGAACCTTTACAACTCCTACATAATCTTTCTCATATTCATAGAAACCGCCAATTTCGTCAGCTCTACCCAAAAATCTAGTAGTTCGTACAATATCGCCTTCAAAGATTTCCTTTCCGTTCTTGTCTTTGAGTCCTGTTGATTGCATGAGTTCGATTTCATCAGGATAAGCTGTAATGTAATCATTCCTTAAAGTATCGTTTAACTCAAATTCTTCAATCTCGCTATCCTGAAAAAACATACATTTGACTGACATCAGTCTACCTAATTCATGATGCCACACTCTAAATTTCGGTATCATACCAAATCCTCCTCTTAGTCACGATCTGTGACCTCCTTTTCTACAGTAATTGTAAATTCACGGTCATTTATGTTTAAAGGTAGAACTACCCCTATTTTTGAATCGTCTTTTAGCAAATCCAATACAATTTCTAAAACTTGCTTACCTAAAATCAATTGTGTCTCTAAAATATTTTGCTCATCTTCCATCACTCCACCTCCTCAAAATAACTATGAAATTTACTTAAATTGACAATAGCGACCTCTTCAACAAAATGTTTTTCAATGTCAAAGTCTGGATCATTTTTTCCAAACTCTTTCTTTATCGCTTTTTCGGCCAGCGAAGGTAAAGCGAATATACTTGCTCCGTTTTTTAAGGCAAGCGCTTGACCGTGTTTATTTACTATTCGATAACCCACATCAAACGGTCTGATTTCCATTGGGATTTTTATGCATTTACTTTGATTCTTCATTCCTTCTTCAAGTGTTTGTGTCATCACTCCACCTCCTCAATCTCAATTCCTTCACAATCAAACACCCAGCCGAAGTTTGCGTCTTCTAGTTCTTTTTGAGTACCTTTATAATTCCTAGCTGTTATATCTTGACTAAAATAAAGAGTACTCCCTGATTGCGATTTGACCAAAGGCTGCCTATTTTTTAAAGTCACCAAATACCGCTTCTCTTCCTCGACCTCGTAGCCATCAAGCCATGCTCTAGCTACTAAATCAAATGGTCTTTCTTGCATAAACCATTTTCTAACTTCATCGTTCGTGAAATCAAATTCGAATAATTCTACCACGTCTTTACAAGCTTTTCTAGCTTCCTCAATCCATTCAGCCACAAACCGCGGAACTTTGACTTTTTCTGGTTCGTCTAGTTGTTTCAACTCTTTCAAAAAAAGTTCAACCATTGAAGTATAAGGTACAGGTTCATAAAAAGGGCTGTGTTCATTCCACAATTCTTCATACTTCTTAATCAATGCTTTAATATTCATCTTAGTTTCCTCTATAAATCAAATAAACTGCAATAACTACCTGAGCCATGCTTGGCGCATAGCCAATCCAATCATCAAACTCCTTAGATTTTGGCAACCAATCCTTAGTAGCTCCCAAATCATAGTCTGTAGGCTTTTCATCAGCGAAGATGCATTCCATCGCTCCCATAAACGTCATACCATCTTCTGCCATTTCCCAAAAATAGTCCACCCGTTCTTTCACTGCTTGTGGTAAATCTTGCTTGGGAGGTTGCGGCTTCCCGTCTTCTACCGTCCAGTTGTATACTTCATTAACTTTTTGCTTTAACTCTTCCATCATCTTCCAACTCCTCAAAATAACTCAGATTCTCTAAAGGTCAAAAAACGATTAGATCTGGTTATCTTCTACAACCTTAAATTGTACACTTTTTATAACTTTAGGATTTAATAGAATACCTCTATCTTCCCCTAAAACAACCACATGCCCATTATTCATTTGAGATATGATTGCATCTCTAATTTTTCCTAGTTTAGTATCATCTTGGTAAAAGCCATGCGCTTCAAAATTATCGAATTTTATATTAACTTCAATCACTTTAAACCTCCTCTATATCAAACTCTAATCTATAATGCCCTTTTTCCTCGCTTAATCCACCATAAACAAAGGATAACTTTTTGATAACCTTATGATTATCATCTGTCCAAATACCTGCATCAGTCATGCCATCAATGATAGCCTTGACTGTCGGATACAAGTTAGGTGGATCTAATTTAGACTTAGTAGGGCTGTAAATTGTAACTGTAACCTCACAAGGGTTAGAGGGGCTAAAAGCAGCCCTCCCTTTATCCTTGTTCATTGATGTATGCCAATAAGCAAAAGCTCTAATGCGCTTAGTAACTTTAGCCTTATCTGTTTGATGTTGTCTGTCATTACTATTGATAACCATGTTTAGAGATTTTAGCTTAGTATTCCGAGGCAAAGAAAACTCAAATTTCATTTTGATTACCTTAAAACTCAATGTTTTCAATTTCTGCACGCTGTTCAAGGATCTTGAGATATGCACACATTGTATAGTGTTGAGTTTCAAGTAACTCAATAGGACATTTTAGTTTAAAATCAAGTGTTCCTACGTAATAGTTACTAATCATCAAACTTAACTTATTGGTGCGCTCTTTTAATTGTTTGTATTCTTCAATCATCCGTTGTTTGTAATCACTCATTTTAATTTCCACTTTCTTATGCTAATACTGTGATATGTTTTTGGTCTGCTAGTTGCTCTTTTAGATAGGATGCAATGTTTCCTACTGCATCAGCTACCCAACGCTTACCATCTGCCTCAAATAAAGCCATATTGGCTTGCTTATCAATCCTAAAGACAAATAGGCTTGCCGGTTGCTCAACCTCGCTAAATGTACGATATGGGCGCAATGTAACCGGATTAGGTGCTTTGCCTTTAGCAAGGCTTGCCACCCCTGTTTTAACTGTTGCTACTTGAGATACTCCATTATCTTCAATTTCAGCCCCATTCTCAATTTTCAATGCGCTAGCAAATTCTAGCAATGTGCCACGATCGTTATCGTCAATAAAGTTTGATTGCAACATGATATTGAACTGTTCCAATGATAGGAAACGGCCAAAAGATAACTCTGGGATGCGTGCCTTAACATCAACAAGCAATGTGCGATGTTCGATCTCATCATTTTCAGACCACACACAAACCTCATCGTTTTTCTCAACTGCTACAATCAAGCGTTGGTTTTTCAAATTGTTTAGGTCTGTTTTGAGATAGTCAACAAGGCTTGTCAAGGTTGATAGCTCCAGAGTTTTAGGATAGCGTTTAGGGTCAAGTTCTTTGAGGTTGAATTTGTTGGCATCATAATACTCTGTTCCATCTGCAGCTGTTAAAATTTCCAAACCATGCTCATTTAGTTCTACTGCGTATTCCAATGCTGATTTAAGATTTTCTGTTGTCATATTAGTTACCTACTTTCTTTTTGTTGAAATCAATAATATCTGATTTTGTTTCTGCTTGTTGTTCAATTTCTGCCACTGGTTGCCCAATATCCGTCAGAATTTCTCCGTTTTCATCAAAATACATTTGACCAGGTACTGTACTTTTCAGCTCGTTAGCATGTACTTGTCCTGTATCAAAATCACGCCCAATAAGAATTGTTGTAGCTACTCCATTTTGAGGCGCAAATTTTGATTTCACCTCCATGGTAGTATCAACAACTGTACGCTCTTCATTTGCTGACATTGTAAGTGTGATAGTCACTTTTCGTTTTGCTTTCGCATCTGTATTTAGGTCAAGGATGTTATCAAAGACTTTTTCAAGCTCTTTGTCTAGTTTCTCCTGTAATCCTCCATCTGCAATGTGGGTTAGATCTAACCCAATAAGTTTTTTATCCATATTGTCCTCCTGCTTTAAATTAAGCTAATTTGAAATAGCGCCATCAAATACTTTCATCTAAACACCTCCCCACCATCTGAGTACCATTTGTTTTTAAGTACATGACGTGCAATCTCACATTGCACTTGTGGTTTCTGATAATAATCCACTTTTGCCTTGTGCTTTTTGATAGCTTGCATAGTGTGAATTGTAACAATCGCTGCCCATGTGATAGACATCAAAGTTGTAAGTACCATAACGATTTCAATTTTTGTCATTTTCTGTTTCCTTTTCAAATTGGTTTAAATAGGGTTAATTTCCTCCTAACCCCTGTGCTATTGCAGAAATAACGTTTACTGTTACGCTATTGCCTGCTTGCTTGTATAATTGACTGTTAGAGTTGACCTCCTGCGCCTTATCAAAAGCCCAATCAGGAAAACCTTGTAACCTCCAGCATTCTCTAGGTGTTAGCTTCCTAATCCTAAAATCAGGCTCAACCACACCTTGACTCTCTCCAGTTAAGAGAGTATTTGCTATCTGCTTACCTACTCGCCCTCTGCGTGTTTTAGAGTTTGGATGCGATAGGTTTACACTATCTCCAATTTCAGCCTCTTGGTAGCCTTGCTTGGTTGCTTCTTTTACTCTGATTTTAGGTTCAAGATTTCCTCCTTGATACGCTCTGATTGTTGGTGAAATACCATCAATCTCATAAACAACGCCGCTTTGATTGTAGTTTGGTTGCAGAACACCAAACTGCTTTATTTCATTTTCAATTAAAACTTTTAACGGATCTTTTTGTGTCGTAGTACTACACAGGGTGGGAGCTAATGAGTCAATTGAGACGACATCACCACTTTGCGATTTCCCTTTTTTTCTAGTATTTCCAACCTTGTTTATTTTTGGTTGTTCACAAGTAATCGCTGCACCATCTCCGCTGAGAGGAAATACCTTTCGTCCACTTCCTCCTCTAAGATGTCCGATAATGAACACACGTTCCCGATTTTGGGGGACTCCAAAATTTTTGCTGTTAAGCACTTGCCATTCCACATCATACCCCAGTTCATCCAACGCTGAGAGGATGACCTCAAAGGTATTTCCTCTGTCGTGGTTGAGGAGTCCCTTGACGTTTTCAAGGAATAGATATCTGGGTTTGAGAATAGATGCGAACCTTGCGATTTCAAAGAAGAGAGTTCCTCTTGTATCTTCAAATCCTCGTCTGTTTCCTGCAATGCTGAAAGCCTGGCACGGAAATCCTCCACAGATAACATCAACATGTCCGATTCCTCGAATAGTGTCATCTGATACTGTTGTGATGTCATGTAATTCAATTTCTCCTTTCGTATCGTGTATAGCTTTATAACTAGCTCTAGCGAATTTGTCTATTTCACAAAATCCTATACATTCATGCCCGGCTGATTCCATGCCGATCCTAAAACCTCCAATGCCAGCAAATAAGTCTAAGAATTTCATAACTTAACTAGAATATCCCCTTTCGCTAAAACGGTAAATCATCATCACTAATATCCAATGGATTTGTGGGTCTGCCAAATGGATTGTTATCACGGGTGAAATCAGGAACTAGATTTGTTGTGTTCCCCTCAACGAAACTGCCTTGTTGCCCGTAACTATTTCCATTTTGGAAAGAACTGCCTTGATTACTGTAGCCCTGCTGCTGATAACCGCCATGATGGTCTTGATGACCTTGATTATTTTGCTGACTGTTACGGCTTTCCAACAGTTGAAAATTACTGGCAACAACTTCTGTGACATAAACACGTTGACCTTGCTGGTTATCATAGCTACGTGTTTGAATTACTCCTGTAACTCCGATAAGAGAGCCTTTTTTAGCCCAATTAGCAAGATTTTCAGCTAACTGTCTCCAGATAACGCAATTGATAAAATCAGCCTCACGCTCTCCAGCCTCGTTCTTAAATGGACGGTTTACAGCAAGAGTAAACGTAGCAACCGCAATATTAGATTGCGTGTATCTCAGTTCGGCATCTCTTGTAAGTCGCCCTACTAAAACAACGTTATTTATCATTTTGCACCTCCTCTACTTCTGATACCTTGATTTCATTTGAACCAAACTTTAATAAGTCGGTATATCGTTTCACAAACTCAATAGCAGCCATAAATGAATTTTCTGCATTGATTTCTGACCCCAAATCAAGATCTGCAATTTTACCGCTGACATAAAAACATCTCATAGGTCTGACTCCTTATTCTACTTAATCCTCCAAAGTTTCAAAACCGATAAAGTTATCCTCAAAATATTCTTGTGTATTTTCCCACTGTTCTAAACCACCGTGCAATTCAAGACGTACTAATTTGACCAAAGGCTCGCTAGGCTCAAATTTTGCCACCTCTCGCGCATTGTTTTGAGGTTCTGGTGTAATTGTACCCTGTTCCAAAATCTCGCCTGTTTCGGCATCGTAAGCCTTGATATTCGCATTAGCATTTTTCTTGGCCGATTGAGCAATTTCTTCAAGTCGTTCAGCTTTTGCTTTTTCTTGGATTTCTTTCTGCTCCTTGCGTGCAATCTCAGCATCTCGATCAGTTTTCATCATCTTGAGAATATCAACAAGACTCTTACCATCTTCAAGATGTCTGATATAGCTATCAGCTGGCAAATCGTACTCTTGAGCTTGCTCTTGGATAGCTTGCTTGTTAGCCTTGTATTCTTCCAGGGCATCAAATTCTGAAAGTACTAAGCCATCCATTTCATCAAGTGTTGTCTTTTTCAGCTCATACTTGCCTGTTTTAAAATATTTCTTGAGGCTGTACTCATCGTATTTGTCAGCGAATGTGGATTTTTCAATCCCTGCGACCATACACTTATCCTCAAATGTAGCACGCACGACATCCACGCGCATCAATCGTTCATGTTCATCAATCGCATTAAGTCCTGCTGACATAGCATCTGTTACGGCCTCAATAGGCTTGATGACTTTTTCTTTGACCCACTTATCAAAGTCTTTTGCCGGCTCATTGATTTGTCGGTTAAAATCTTTGCGTTGAGTGTCTAAGCCCCCAATCAGCTTATTAAAGCGGGTTCGCTCTTCATAAACTTCTTTGTAATTATCAACAGTAACCTCGCGACCGCTATACTGTGCAATGGCTGCGGCTACTTGTGCCTCGATCGCCTCACGGTCAACATTAATTACTGCAGGTTGAAAATCCACCTTGATTTCTGTCAAGCTATTAGTTACATCTTTTACCATGTTTAATTACCTCTCTTTGCTTTTGCTTTTGCCTTTGCTAGTTGTTCAGTTAAATAGTTTTTCAATACCTCGTAGTCACCAACTTGTACTCTATGAAAATCTTGTAAACCTTTTAATTTTTCAGATAGTACATAGTTAGCAAGCGTATCGAACGGCATCCCTTTAATTTTTGCAATATCATTTATAAGGTCGTTAATTTCTTGATATTGAGTGTTGTCAATATACCTTACTTGATTTTGTCCTTGGGCTTGCTGATTGTTTGGTTTCTGTTGCTGATTATTCTGTCCTTGCTCTTGGCTTTCTTCTACTGGATACTCATCAACATCCTCACCTCCAATGGCAAATAAACCTTGTAAAGCATATTTTCTAGCATAAGAACCAACCGCACCTGTCCATTGTGGATCTTGCATCTGTTTCACATCCCCTTTTTGTGTGTGAAAAATTGGTACATCTTCTTCTCTAGCCCATCCAATAGCTTTTTCAATCGTGCCATCACTTTCTCTTTTAACAACAGCTACCGCTTTATAATACAGTTTGTCACCTTTTTGAATGATGTCATCTTCTGGAAATGATACACTCCAACCGCTATCCAAAGACTTAAATTTATTATTTATGTCCTCTGCGGTTCTAAACGGATATTTCACTCCCTGTTTCGTTTGTTTTTCGATTTGCATTTTTCGCTGTAATTCTGCAAATGTTAAATCAGCCATATTATCTATCCTCCAAGTCTACTAAAAGGCACATCCCATGAATAGTTAGTAAAGTTTTCGTTTACAATATTCTTGATGATTTCACCTTTTGAAATTTCAATTTCCTGTGTAAATTCCATACCCATTTCAAAAGTGAAAATTTTAATATCAACATCAAACTTACTAGAAATTTCTGTGTAATTGTCAGCTAATGCTGCCCATGCTTGTTCGAAATCTTCAAGTTCGATAATCACAAAATCATCATCCAACCAAATTTCAATATCTTTACTAGAAATAAACGCACGCCTTGTACCGTTTATATAAAAATAATCATACTCGTTTTTAAATATTAGTAGAGTGCCATCGTATTCTTCTTCAAGTGTTGCGCCTTTATTTCCTAATAGCATTTCTTTTAAAGCTGATGCAACGTTTTCGCGTCTGCCTCTTAATTTAAGAGTCCCCTCTGCCCAATTTGGCATATTTCTTTCCTCCTTTAAAAACATTGAGTAATTTTTTGTAAATGGTATTTGTCATTTTCCTCCTCCAAAGACATTAGTTTCTCTAATTTCAATTTTTGAAATCTTAGCTGGAATTTTCAAGGCATCAAATATTGAGACAATTATCTGTAATTCTTTATCAGATAATTCATTAACGGATTTTATTAGACCATTAAATCTAAACACCACTTCACTATCTCTATCTATTGTTTGATAGGTTAATTTAGAGGGAATTCGATTCTTTCCACTCTCGATTTTTTCAATTTCTTGTCTTAAAATCATAGACCCCTTAGTTAAACTGGCGTTACTTTTTATACTAAGTGTACTCTTTCTCTGTTTATCGATAACGTCATAAATATATGAATTTGACTTCCCTATGATATTAGAAATTTTTTCATACGTCGCACCTGTCAGGCGTTGATATTGATTTACATTATCAATAAATTCTTTATAAATTTTTGGATTTACTGGGGTTGAATGTCTATTTTTTTTAATAGGGGTATCCTGTGTAAAGAGATCAGAAACACTCACATTCATTGCGGTAGCGATTTTTTTCATTATTTTTACCTGTGGATAAATTCCTCTTTCTATTATTCTTATAACTACTAGATTGTTATTTATTAGTAGTTATTATTCTGCTATCGTGTCATCTTAACGGTTTTAGCCATTTCTTTCTTCCATGATTGACTGCCTCGATATTGCAGATAAGCATCAAAACCTTTGATTGTGACAAGCTGACCATCGTTTCTAAGGTATTTTTGCTGACTAGGCAATTTTTTCATCTCTCGCCTCATATCTCCCGCTTGCCGTTTTGAACATCCAAAGATGCGCTCTAGTTCTTCATCGTTTGCAGAAATCTTCTCGATGATCACATCTTTAATTCTCACGATTTGAACTGTTTCCATTTTTCCCCTTTCATGCTATAATTAAGTTAGATTTTTTTAGAAAGTGTCTGAGTTTCTCAGATACTTTTTTGTGTACTCTCTTTTATTTATTAAGAGTAGTACTTGTTGTTAGTTAGTATTTATTGTTATTTAATACTTGTTGTTAGTTAGTATTTATTAGTGCCTTATTTTACAGATTTGTAAAATACAGATTTGTAAAATACAGATTTGTAAAAGTCGGAAATGTAAATATCAAACTGTGGATAACTTTTCTATTGCTTCATCAAGCCGTTGTAACATGATTTCAAATTGAAAGTCAGTTATCTTTGTATCTGAGAAGAATCTGAAAGTCTGAACACCTCGACCTCTACCAAGGCTTTTTTTGATCACACGCATATAACCAGCATCCTCTAACTTTTTTAGATGACGATCAATCATGTCACGGCCGACACCTTTTCGTTTAGCTATCTCATCTGGATAGACTTGCCAGTTTGGGTGGTTAGCTAGAACAACCATCATAATACCTACCGCTGTAAACCCCAGTTTTGGATCATTGATAAAGTTATTACTAACAGCAGTATAATTTTCAGTCGCATTCTTGAAAGATAAATTGACAATCTAAATTTTTAAAGTCTGTCATAACTCCTCCTTTTAAATTTGCTATAATTGACTTATCTTACATGTTATTCCCTCCTACTCAATCCCATAATCTTCAATCACTTGAAGAATGAAACTGTTCGCTCGTGGTCCCTTCGTCGTCCCACTCAGAATGTTTGTTACTTCCTGTCGTTTAAAGCCATAAGCAATCGCTAGACTTGTTTTTTTAATACCTTTGTCTTTCAGAAAATCATTGACTTTCTCACGACCATTTGTGATATCTGGCATATGTGTTCCTCCTTTTTACTTATTTTGTAAATAAGAAACAACTAAAAATTTAACTATTTTTTATCTTTTCGCTTGACTTTTTTTAGATGTTCGTCTAAAATGAAAGCATAATAAAAACACTAATAAATCTATAAATACCGTTCGCAAAAACATTTTTATAATTTATTTCTTAGTTGTTTTTTTAGTTGTTAATTACTTACAAATACTATTTTAGTTGTTCGTCTAATTTTTGTCAAGTGTTTTAGGCGAAAAAATAAAATATTTTTTTGTAATGCTTCAGAAAGGTTGATGTATCAATGTTTGAGACATTCGAAAAAATTAAAAGTTTAGCTAAAAAACAGGGAATTTCTCTAAACACTTTAGAAGATAGGGTTGGTTTGGGGAAAAATTACATTTACAGTCTTAAAAATAAAAAGACTCCATCTGCTGAACATATATCCAAAATCGCTGACTACTTCAATGTATCTACAGACTACTTACTTGGTCGCACAGATAATCCTACCATCGCTAATAAAAAAGAACAATTCTTTTTCGAAGGCAAAGAAGTCGATGTTGAGGAACTTGCCTCTACTGCTATGCGCTTCAATGGTAAACCACTAACTGAAGAAGATAAAAAAGCAATTCAAAACATAATAGAGATTTATCTCAGAAAACAATAATAATCAAAGGTTGGATTGTTTATGACTGAAAAAGAATTTTCTCAAAATCTAGGCATAGATATAGAGATTTTTGAAGATGGTCTATTTCCAGATGAAGCCTTTTACATCCCAGCCCTCAAAACTATGTTTTTGAGTGATGCTATATCTGATGAAAAAAGGGTACAAGTCGCTTTACATGAGATAGGCCATAGAAACCACGCGCCAGATACTTATCAGCTTTTTAGGGAAAAGTGTGAGCTTGAGGCTAATAGGAATATGATCCATCACCTTATGAAAGCTGAGTTGGATATAGCCGAAGATGCCACTACATTTAATTACCTGGTATTTATGGAAAAGTATAATTTAAAAACCATTGCCGATGAAATCATGGTCAAAGAAGAATATTTAGCACTACTTAATTAAAAAAGGAGAGAAAATGAATATAATTGCTATTATCATAATTGTTATTTTTGTTGGAGGTGTCATAGGTGCAGTAATTGATAACCAAAAAAAATCTCCAGAGCAGAGAGAACGTGAACTTGAAACATTTAGAGCAAATCAAGAGAAGAAAAAGCAAGAGAAAAAGCAGAATATCATCACTTGCCCTAATTGTAAGTCTAAAGATGTGACTTTCTTACAACAAGACAAAAAAGCCTTTTCTGTTGGAAAGGCCGTTGGTGGAGCTGTTTTGACTGGTGGAGTTGGTGCTTTAGCTGGATTTGCTGGCAAAAAAGGAAATAAACAGTGGCATTGCCAAAATTGCGGAAATTTCTTTGAAACGAAATAAAAAAATCCCCACACTCAAATTTTGGCCAAGGAGAGTGTGAGGAAATCATGTATAGGAAACAACCATTAAAAAGGTAGTTTTCTTGTACCCATTTTATCAAAAAAGTGAGGTAAAATCAATGTGGATGGAAGAACTTTCCAACGGAAAATACAAATTTTTTGAGCGATACAAAGACCCTTATACTGAGAAATTAAAAAAAGTTTCAGTAACCATGGAGAAGAAAACTCCCCAGGCAAGAAATCAAGCTGCTATCTTGTTACAAGAGAAGATAAATAAAAAACTCAGCACAAAACAAGTAGAAAGCATTACATTTGAAGAAATCTATAACCTTTTCTATAAATCATGGGCGCAAACAGTAAAGGAATCAACAAAACATAATTGTAAATCAGTTGATAAGAAGATGAAGGAAGTCATACCATCCGATACCATACTTGCTAATCTTGACAGGCGTTTTCTTCAAGAGGCTATTGAAAAAATTATTGAAAGCAACGGATATATTACAGCTAAAAAAGTACGGCATAGGCTCAGAGGTATCTTTAATTACGCTGTTCAATACTCTTACATTGAAAACAACGAGGTCGATTATACTACGATTCCTCAAAAACCAAAGACTTTAGAAGAACTGGAAAAAAAGCGTAACAACTTTCTCACCATGCAAGAAATAAAAGCACTTGTCGATGTCCTTAATCGTCGAGAATATCACCAAAAGTACGCTGATATGGTTCTTGTGCTGACATTAACTGGTATGAGATATGGTGAGTTAACTGCCTTACAACTGAAGAATATAGACTTCGAAAACAACAAAATTGAGATCACAGGTAATTTTGATTCAGTAAACAAAATCAAGACGCTACCAAAGACTACAAATTCAATACGGACAATCAAAGTATCAGAGAGTGTCATAGAAGCTATTCAAAGACAAATAGTACGACTTAGCGAACGTTTCCAGCCATTGTCAAGCGATGATTATATTTTCTGTTTTGAAAAATGGAATCAACCTACAACAATAGCTTGCTTCATACAGATATTAAAAAAATATGGAAAACAGGCCAAAATAGAAAAAAATTTATCTAGCCATATTTTTAGGCATTCTCATATTTCGTTTTTAGCAGAGTCTGGCCTCCCAATAAAATCAATAATGGATCGAGTTGGGCACTCAAATGCAAAAATGACTTTGGAAATCTATTCTCATACTACTGAAGATATGGAGGATAAACTGGTCAATAAATTAGATACTATTTTTTAATTCTGCCCCTTGGTTGCCCCTTTTTGATTTCATAACACAACAAAACCCCTTGAAGATATTGATAATTCAAGGGGTTGCTTTATATCGTTATAATTCATCCGCTATCTTATTGATTTTTCTGAGTCTGTGATTGACACCACTTTTGGTCAGAGGGGTGCTGAGACTATCTGCTAACTGCTGGATAGAGTAGTCTGGGTGCTGAATCCTCAGTTGCGCCACTTCCTGCAAATCTACTGGCAAATTTTCTAAGCCCATGATATCTTTGATTTTACTGATATTGTTAATGGTCTTCATGCTGGCAGAAACTGTCCGAGCGATATTAGCTGTCTCGGCATTATTAGCCCGATTGAGGTCGTTACGGGTTTCTCGCAAAATCTTAACCCGCTCAAAATCATCACGTGCCTGCATGGCTCCTATTACTATCAAGAAGTCCATAATGTCTTCTGCTCGCTGGAGATAGGTCACAGCCCCCTTCTTGCGCTCAAGCACCTTGGCATCCAGTAAAAACTGTTGGAGAAGGGAGGCAATTCCTTGCGCGTGGTCCAGATAAACAGAACTGATTTCCAACTGGTACTTGCCTGACTCAGGGTCACGAATGCTCCCATTTGCCAAGAAAGCGCCACAGAGATAGGCACGACCTGCTTCCTCGTCCGATAAAATCGCCTCATCAATACCTGTTTCCAGGCCAAAGAAAGAGTCTGCCAAGTGCAAATCACTTAACAAATCCTGCACCTTTTCATCTGTAAAAACGGTATAGACGCGATTCTTGCGAAGATTGCTCCGTTGGTGGTGACGAATTTCAGATTTGATTTCATAGAAATGGAGAAAGGACTCATAGAGGTGACGGGCCAGTTTGGCATTTTCTGTCACAACTGACAAAGTCAAGCCCGAAGTCGAGAGACCGATGCTACCAGACATTTTGATAATGGCAGATAATTCATGCCGGCTCAGATGGTGTTGGCCCAGGATTTCTTCTTTTACTGCTACTGTGAAACTCATTTTTTCACCTGTATAATGCGCATCAACTCGTCCACAATCAAATCTCCATCGTGGAAGGCACCGCCATTTTCCAGACGAAGGAAGTTAGATGAAATCACGCGCGAAACTTGCTTACAAAGACCTACAAAATCGTGTTCCACTTGCACTAAGTATTCATCAAAACGGTTGGAATTCATGTATTCCTGAGGCACTTTTTCAATATTCACCAAGACAGTGTCGATAAAAGGGCGACCAAGGTGACGATGCAAGACTTCCACGTGGTCGCTATCTGTAAAGTGTTCCGTCTCCCCACGTTGGGTCATGATATTGCAGACATAGGCAATTTCTGCCTTAGTTTCCAAAAGAGCCCGCCCAATTTCCTTAATCACGATATTGGGCAAAATAGAGGTAAAGAGGGAACCTGGCCCTAGGACAATCATGTCACTTTCAAGGATGGTCTGCACTACTCGACGGCTGGCCAGAGGCGTATCATCGTTTAGGGCATTGGTCACATAGACATTGTCAATTATGCCTCGATGGTCTACAATATGACTCTCTCCAGCCACTTCTGTCCCATCCTGAAAGACTGCATGAAGGGTCAAAGGATGGTCACTGGAAGGATAAATTTTCCCTGTTGTATGGAAAAATTTGCTCAATAACTGCATGGCATTATAGGTTGAACCCTGCATTTCTGACAAGCCAGCAATGATGAGATTTCCCAATGGATGGCCAGCAAAGGCTCCGGCATCCTCAGAGAACCGATACTGAAAGACCTTCTCATAAAACTTAGGCATATCCGACATGGCCACAAGGACATTACGAAGATCACCTGGCGGTGTCAACTGTTGCATATTTTTTCGGAGTTCACCTGAAGAACCACCATCATCTGCCACCGTCACGATAGCTGCGATTTCCACATCTTTTTCCCGCAGACTTTTTAGAATGACGGGAATTCCAGTCCCTCCACCAATCACCGTTATCTTTGGTTTTCTCATGAACGGTTTACCGTTTCCTTTCTGCGGTCTTTGTCGCGATGCCCTTCATTAACAGACCAATTCTTGGATAAGTCCTGCACCAAGCGTTTAGCAAATGCCACACTACGGTGTTGTCCACCCGTACATCCCATAGCAATGGTCAAAACGGACTTACCTTCCTTTTGGTAACTTGGCAGAATCGGCTCAATCAAGGCCAATAAATGTTGATAAAAGTCTTCTGACTCAGGATGGTTCATGACATAATCATAAACAGGTTCATCCACACCCGTTTGGTTTCTCAGTTCTGGTAGATAATAGGGATTTGGCAAGAAACGGACATCAAAGACCAAGTCCGCATCAATCGGGATTCCATATTTAAATCCGAAAGACATGACTTCGATACGGAAAGACTGGGCTTGTTCTTGGTCTGAAAACTGCTCTGCAAGGGTTTTACGCAGCTCACGTGGAGTGAGTTCAGTCGTATCCACCACATTTTGGCTCATATTTTTCAAAGGTGCCAAGAGTTCACGTTCCAACTTGATTCCATCTAAAATACGACCGTCTGCTGCTAGTGGGTGACTCCGTCTGGTTTCCTTGTAACGAGCGACCAATTCCTTATCAGCCGCATCCAAAAAGAGGATTTTGAAATCCAAACCATCTTGATTTTCCAACTCATCCAAAACAGCTTGAATCTCTGAAAAGAAAGAACGGCTACGCATATCCACTACCAAGGCCAACTTAGGATTGTCTTCCTTAATTTCAACCAGCTGCAAAAACTT